CCAGTCAATATAAAACTTTTTAGTGTCAGACATTATTGCCATCCTATTTGCGCATACACAACAATGTAACAATTACAAGAAGGTTCCCATTGTGAACGTTGTTGGTATAGTGGAGTAGCTCCTTGGTAAGGAGGAGGTGATCCTAGATTATACACCTTTGGTGTATTAATGTAAACAGGTGGTTGAGGAAGTTGCTGAATCACAATAGGTTCAGGTTGGCGTTGATTTTGATTCATTCCATAACCAATCACACCACCAATAATCAAAGGAACCCAGATGTTTGAGCTATTATGACCGTGATGTCTATAACCATTTGCAAAAGCTGTGGTTGAAACAAGAGCTAATAGAGCAATAAACTTTTTCATCAAAACACCTTAACAATGATACATTCTTCGTTGATACGTCCGTTGACTGCAGCTTCTTTAGTAGTCAACCCTTTGAATGCTGTAGCAAAAGTACGTTTAGTCATAGCAACAAAGTCTTTAATCTGCTCTGGTTTACGCAGAGTCTTAGACCCGGAACTTGCCACTTCATAGCCAATGATTGAGGTGCCCTTAATACTAAGAGTTCCATCACCAACACCTCGATAGATTTGCACTTTCTTGTACTTAGTGTTATACACCAAGACTTCAGAAGCACCAATAATCTTTTCAGGCTTAACAGAAGTCAAACCAAGTTCAGCAAAGTCTTTCATGAACTTGACGCTACGTGCAATAACTGAAGGAGGCTTCACTTTCTTAGCACGAGGTTTACGTACAGACTTAGCAGCAACAGCTTGTTGAGCACATGCAGCTTCAAGGTCTTCAATGAATTTGCAGATTTTCTTAACCTTTGTCTTCTTAAGAAAAGCATAACCTTCATTGAGTTGCTTATCTTTGCCTTCAATCAATTCTTGCATTTCATTCCAAAAAGAAACAAAAGCAGAAGGAATCAACTTAGAAACTTGTGGACTAACTTGATTGAACTTCAAGTAGTCTGCAAAGTTAGGTTCAACATCGTTTTGAATGAAATCATCAAACAGTGCATTACATTCAGCAATGTGAGTAGATGCTGATTCTTTGATACGATCTTGAACAGACACAACTGGTGCAGCAGAGACAGTTTTAACTTTAGGTGCACCAACTAGGACAGACACTACACTTGCGGTTTCACGCAGACGTTTAATTTCAGAATCAATAAAATCGATTTCACGTTGCTCAAGATACTGTTCCCGCAATTTTAAGCGAATCACTGTGCCAAGCGAACGAAACTCGAAGTCAGATGTCACGTTGTCAAAATCACCAGTGTTCTGTTTGCCAACGTAGGCATAGACCCACTTACGCTTTTCTTTGTTGTCAAAGTTAGCATTGTAGTAGTTGAGTGCTGCCATCATAGACATGGTGTAATTGTCTTTGTCTATCACAGGCTCGAAGCTGCCAAAGCCTGTGCCTAGCACTTTCAGTTTTTCGCGTTTAGCTTTTAGCTTTTCGTCTTTAGTCATTGCCATGAGGTGTTCCTTGTTTTGATAGATCAATTATACCACGAATTTGATTTATTGTACACAACTATTTTTGTACACCTTTGTGTTACTCACCGGCACGAAGCTCAACAATCTCGGTATATAATGTTTCAAACTCTTCATGATTTTGTTGCTCATTAAGAAAGTTTTGCTTATGAAATGTGCGAGCCATTTTATTTAATACTCGCTTTGAGAGTTTAAATTGGTCATTCAATTCATTAACTGCGTCTTTAATGTAATCCTTTTCTGCATCAATTCGTGTCATTGAATTGGAAATCTCTTGCATTGCGTCTTTAATTTTCTTGCGGTCTACTGGTGATGAAATCATATATTCTCCATTATTTAAGATCAAATTCAATTCGTGTGATAGATGTCTGTAGAAACGATCTCCACTCTTGTTTATCTAAATCAAAAACTTTAATAGCTTTTGATGCAGATTCATTTTCTGTAGTACCCTTTGGATGTTTATCTTCAGGAATATTTACACCATTACGTGTGCATTTCATTGTACGGGAAGTTCCATCTTTTTTATTAAATGTAACTGTGATTGGAAATTCTTCCGACAATAACATAACCATCCAATCATGGAATTCTGTTGAGTCTAAAATTTCGTTTAGTTTTTCCGGTTCACTGCTCATGACATTAATAAAGTTTGTGCCTGTATTTGTGCTAATCATATTATAGATTCCAATTAATATTTACTGAAATAATTTCTTCGCCATGTGCTGAAGCAGTTGCAGAAGATTTTGTGGGGAAAATCTTCACAGCGACATAGCCTAAGCCTTTATCAAAATCAGATTTGATCATCCATCCCTCTTTTAGAGTGGTAATCTTTTGAATTGAAATGCTATCACTTGCTCCTACTGAAGACCTGAATAATGCTGGCACTTGCTTCTCTCCTTCCATTGTAAACCTCACAGTGTTGTTGATAATCAATTATACACTAAAAAAGAATTAAATTTTTTCTATTTTGAACTCGTCTGCAGGTGTTATAGACTCTGCCATCTTAAGATGATTTTTTGGTACTGGCTGAACGCTCTCAACAACAGGCTCTTCTTCAACTTCTGGTGTTGGTGGTTCTATTGACGGAACAAGAGTAGGTTCAGCCACTACTTTCTCTTGTTCTTTTTTGGCTATCGTTTGATTCAAGGCTATAAACATTAAAACTGCAAGGGGATCAAACACTCCCACGATCATTAATATTACTATGCGGACGGCTTTCTCGAGGAAACTGGTTTCTTCGGCTTGTTCGCCGTAGATGAGTTTTGCGATGTATTTGATTGGACCGACTTCGGCTTCGACTTGTCTGACTTCACTGGCGTACGGTGCACGGCCTTCGCTGAGCTTGGTGAGCTCTTCTTGGCTGGCACTGGTTGATTTTGCAAGATCGGCTCGCTCTTTGGCTTGACTTCTTCTAATGGCAATGGAGCGATTGATGCCGGAGTCTCCACTGCCTGAGGAGGCTGTACTGGAGTTGGCGGCTGAACTGCCACCGGTTCTGGAGATCGTTTCAGTAACTTGAAGATCCAATTGATTAAGTGTTCTACGCGACTCATTTATAATATCCTTATGAAATTTAATTTTTTCATCAATGGCAGCAAGTTTATATTGAGCTTCACCTACAACCAATGACTGGTCTCCGTGAGCTTTAGATAAGAAGCCAAAGATGCCCATGCTCGTTAAACTCATCAATACAACTATTGCTATTAGAAAATAGCTCTTAAGAAGTAATGAAGTGCTTTCCCAGTTTCTATATAGCCACGAAGTAACTACAAGCTTTGATACTTCAAGTGCGACACCCATTATTGCAATAGATACAGCAGCACCTGAAAATATCGCCATTAATCCCATTATAGCGTAATACGCTGCAATAGATGATAAAGAAAATGCTGATAGGAAAAGTAAATACGTCATAACTTTACATGAGTTCTATGAATTTTACAAGCGATGATTCCATTGTACCATTGGTCTTGTTTTTCTAAGACTTCGTATTGAAACTGAAGCTTAGCCTCTAAATAAGACATTGTACCTTTATTGCCACACATGTGCAATATTTCACGCGTAAAATTATGTTCACCTAACTCAGCAACGTCTTTTGTTAATTCATCCGAAGATGACCAGTATACTTTCCAATCAGAAGGTACCTTTACTCTTTTCTTTTTTCCTTTAAGCATCTTAGTTTTTGAAAACCAAAACAATTTCTTACCAATGTATCTTCTACCATTAGTAAGATTAGTAATTAAATATACGTACCCGATATTTTTATCGATCAGATCTTCATTAAATTCTATGCCCTGATATGTCCACATACTTTATCCATCTTGAATAAAGTATTTATTGATTTAATTAAAGTAACCAAGTCTTCTCATAGTATTTCTAAGCTGGCGTATACGCTCACAGATCAACAATACTCTATTAGACCTATTCGTCGGCATCGTCGTATTTCTCATCTTCGGTAATATCAGCTGCGCATACCGGGCAGCACACAATAGAAGACTTTTCGTGATCATCGCTCTTTAATATAATTTTGCCGAATGCTCCACAATCTGGACATTCGAATAATCTACTTGCAGCCATTATATATCCTTTTCGATTTTTTCATACATTATGCCCAAACACTTTCCCAAGTACCAGCAGTAGCACCCTTTGCGTAATCTGTTACTCTGTTTTCAAAGAAGTTACCATGAATTGGCGCGTTGATCATTTCCTCAACCCAAGGCAGTGGATTCTTTTTAACTTTAAAGATACCTTTCATGCCTAGGCCAATTAGACGACGATCAGCAATATAACGAATG